TTAGACACCGGCTGTTCTCGTTTCGGCCTGCTCGATCTTGTCCATGGCGGCGTCAGCGAGGGTCGCTTGGTTGGCTTCGCGGGTGTAGCGCGCGACCTCGCCAAGGGTCGAGTGGCCGAGGATCGCGGCGATTTCCTTCTCGGTGCATCCGGCCTCAGCGAGTCGACGACCCGCCGACTTGCGCAGGCCGTGCGGGCTTTTTCCCTTGAGACCTGCGTCCGCGCAGGCGTCGCGGAAGAAGTTGCCGAAGCCCTCGACGGTGAAGCCGACGCCCGACTGGGTCGTCAGGAAGGTCAGGCCGCCGGCCGAGGCGTGCGCCGCGATCTCTTCGGCGAGGCGCGGGTGAATGCGGATCTTGAGGCGGTGCGCGGTCTTCTGCTGCACGACGCTGATCCGTCCGCCCGAGACGTGCTGGCGACCCATGCGGATCACGTCGCTGCGACGCTGGCCGGTGTAGAGGCACAGGGCATAGGCGAGGCGTTCGCGCGTGCCGCTGGCCCAGTGCGCCTCGAAGGCGGCCAGGTCTTCGTCGGTCCAACCCTTGATGCCACGGTCGCGCTTCCGGGTGATCTCGGTTTCGTTGACCGGATTGTCCCGGCGCCAGCCCAGCCGGACGGCGAGGCGGAACACCCGCCGGAGGCGCTTGCGGAGATTCGCGGCGGCCTCTGGCGTGTCGCCCATGCCGAGGAAGATGGCTTCGAGGTGGTGCGTCCCGATGCTGAGCGCGCCCTTGTCGCCGTGGGCGGCGCGGAAGCGATCAAGCTGGCCGCGATAGGCGCGACGGGTGGAGTCCGCCAGCTGCCGGAACTCGGTCGAGCGATAGTATTCGAGGATCAGGGCGGTGATGGAGCGAGGCTGGACCTTGGCGGCGGCCTCGGCCTTGACGATCTCGGCCGACGGGCGCGGCGCGCGGGCGTCGGCCAACTGATAGGCCGCCATGAACTCGGCCGTACCGGGTTCGCCGGGCAGGGCGACGGTCGCCAAGCCCTTGCGGCGGTAATAGTACCGCATCCGCCCGTGGCGGTCCTTGTACGCCTTGACGTAGGCGATCTCGATTTTCGCCATGGACCTCATCACGACGGCAGGACCACGTCCCACTCGTTCGCACCCGCGCCGCTGATCGTATCGAGCCGGGGCGGCTCGCCGAAGATCAACCGGAACCCGCCATGGCGCGGGAAGTCAATGCCAGCGACCGACAGGCCAGCCTTGCGGGCGGCCTTCACCGCTCGCTGGATGTCGGCCTCGGTGAAGCTGGCGCGGGCGGTCATGCCGCGACGCTCCAGACGCCGCCGCCGTGCCGCTCGAACGGACCCTGCTGCAGCGTGCGGCGGATGGTGGCCTGATAGGTCGCGTTGCCCCTGGCCTTCGGATGTCGGGCGAAGGCGCGATAGAGGGCGTCCAGCCGGACCGGGCCGCCCTGGCGGTCCAGCCACGCGCGGACCAGGTCGCGCCACGTCTGCTCGAGCTCGACGCCCGCGATGAAACGGGGCACGGCGAGGGGGACGAACTGGCCGGCGAGTCCGCAAAAGGCGAGGCGCTCGGCCTCGTCGGCGCCGTAGGCGCACAGGACCGAGGGCGCGCCGCTGTTGGCGTGGCCGACCGTCCCGTCGGGGGCGAGGAAGCGCAGCCGGCCACGCAGGAACAGCAGGCCCGCCGCCCGCTCCCACACGCAACCGAAGAACTCGCGCGTCTCGGTCCGGGCGAAGATCAGGGCGACGCCCTGGTCGTGGTCGGCCATGCGCGCCATGAACCGGCTGAAGGCCGGGCGGCTGTAGGGCGGGTTCAGCCACACGCGGCCGAACCACGGCTGGGCCAGACCGTCGTCGGCCTCGGTGTAGCGCGCCCGCGCCGTCGGCCACGGCTGGACCGGCGGCGTCGCCGGGTCGAGGTCGAAGCTGTCCGGCCCGCCCAGGGCGTCGATGACTGACGGCGGCGTCAGCCACACGTCGCTGGTGTTCCAGCCGTTGTGGTGGGGTTGGGACATCAGGCCGCAACCCGCCGGCTTGCCGCGTCGTCCGAGGGTCTGTTTACGCCCCGGTAGAGCGGGGCGGCACCTGCAGCGTCGAACGCGCCTTGGTCGCGGCGGTCGAAGAGCGCCAGCCATTTGCCTAAATCGGCGCGTTCGCCGACCGGCGCTGTTGCCTGGTCGGCCTGGAAACGGACGAGCGCGGCCGGAGCCATAGCGATGATGGCGTCGATCTCGGCGGCCGGTAGAAGGCCCTGCTGGCGGATATAGTCGGTGATCCGGCCGGGCCTCTTCTCGGCACCCCGTGTGCCCTTCACGCCGTTGCGCCACAGGCCCTCGATCTGCCGAAGGCGTGGGGCTGCGCGAGCCTCCATCAGGACGATCCGACGCAGTTGCTCCGGCGGAAGGGTGTGGACCTCCCAAGGCTTCATCGCGCCGCACATAGAGCACGCGCTCTTCGGCGGAACCGGAAGGCCCGCAGCCCGGATGCGGGCCTCACAGTCCTCTCGGCACCATCCCAGTTCGCGAAGCGGGTAGCCATAGACGAACCGGTCATCGACGTGGCCTTCGCGGTGAGCGTACCGCTTCGCATCGGCGGGTGAGCAATCGTAGCCGATAAGCTTGATGACCTTGGACCCGGCGCTCCATGCGAGCCGGGCCGGAGCCCACTGTTCTGTCCAGCGGTTCTGAGGCTCGATCTTCCACTTCTGAGAGCAGCTCGAAAAGCCGAACGAGATCGACGGCAGGGTGCCGTTCGTAAAGCAGTTCTCGTCGAGCGACCGGTAGGGCGGGAAGTTCTTGTAGTTCTTGGGCTGATAGCGGACCACGATCAGGGTCACGCCGCGGGCCGCCAGCCATTCTCGGAAGAGCTCGAGGTAGGCATAGGTGGCGGGCTTCTCGCTGCCCGTGTCAGCGAACAGGACGATGTCGATGCGGACCCCGCTCTCGACCAGTTCGATGAGCATGGCGGTCGAGTCGACGCCTGCGCCATAGGCGACCATCACCGGCACGTTCGAGGCGGGCAAACCCGGTTCGTGGTCGAGGGCCTCGACCCGCAGCCGGGCCATGAACTGTTCGAGATCGGCCACGACTACGCGGCCTCGCGGTGATCGGCGGCGTGCTGCTCGGCCTGGTGGCGAGCGCGGCGCAGAGCCGGTTCGAGGGTATCGCGGCCCTTGCCGCCCAGCCAGGCGAAGCCGAGGCAGGCTTCGGGCTCGTTCGCCATGTCCAGGAGCATGACCTTCACGCCGCTGTGCATCCGGCCGGCGTACTCGATGTCCTCGACCTCGATCAGCTGGAGGTTCTGGCCGTTGCGCCCGCGCTCGATATGGCGCGCGAGGGCCGCGAGGTCGGGGCAGACGATGGGGCGGGTGACCGCGTCGATGCGCGGGAGGAAGGCATAGTTCGGCTTGTCGGCCATCATCAGGCTCCGGGCGACGGGGTGAATGGGGGTCGGGGGCGTCGGGTCGAACCCGGCGGCGGCGAGGGCGGGGCCTGCCTCGAACCAGGGCGGGCGCATCAGTCCTGGCCCTCGTGATCGGCGGCGGCGTAAGCCTGCTCGGCTTCCTCGCCCTCTTCCGCTTCCTGCGCCTCGGCGGTCATCGCCTCGACGGCGAGGTGTTCGGCGCCGACGGCGGTCCAGTCCCAGCCGTCCCCGCCGAAGGCGACGCCATTGTCGGACAGGAACTCGGCGAGGAACCGGGCGGCGGCGTCGACGAAGGTCTCGGCGCCGGGGGTCTGGTAGCTGTGGACGGTCAGGGCATCGGCCATCCGGCGAACGAAGGTGTCTTCGTCCAGCACGGGGTTCGGGTCCGGCTCGTCCTCGGGCGTCTCGAACCCACCGGCCGCGTTGATCGCGAGGATGACCAGACGCATCCGGGCTTCGGCCCAGTCGCTGCGGCCGGAGATGATCACCTCGCCATCGGCCGCAACGATGTCGCCGTTATGCAGGCGCCGCCACGGCAGCTTCGCATCCGCCGCCGCCGCCAGTTCGGCGACGACCGGGGCGGGCGGGGGCGTGGTCCGGTGAACGGCGAACAGTTCGCGGGTGCGGGCGGCGGCGTCGCGGGCGCGTTGCTGTTCCGCCGCCCTCTCGGCCTCCGCGGCTTCACGCTCGGCCACACGGCGGGCCTCATCCTCGGCCTGCCGTTCGCGCCTCTCGGTGTCGGCCTGAACGATGGCGGCGCCGTCCTCGGTCAGTTCGAACGGGCCGTTCAGCCACGCGGTCACATAGTCGCTGCGGTCGGGGTGCCCGGCCTCGGCCTGCGCCGCGCGCAGCGCCGCGTCGCGCTCGTGCTCGTTCGAGGACCAGAACGGCGCGGAGAGGTCGGCGGGAATGCTGGAGGTCCGCTTGACGACGTAGTGGCCGAGGGTGTTGCGGTCGCCGTGCTCTACCGGGCCGCCGAACACGACCCAGCCCATGCCCGCGAGGGCCTGGCCGATCTTGGAGTCCTTCGCGTCGGCCTGAACGGCGATGTCGGCGTAGCTGTAATGCGCCCGTGCGGCGACGGCGTGCATGACCTCGACGGCGGCGAGGCGTTCCTCGGGCGGGATGGCCTGGAGTTCCTCACGGACCGCCTCGGCCTTGGTGGCTTCCGCCACCCTCTTGCGGGCCTCGCTGACCGACAGGCGGCGGGGGTCGTCCTTGGGCAGGGTCAGGCGAACCTGGTCCGCTTCGTCCAGCCTCATGAAGCTGCGGTGCTGCTGGACGTGTTCGATGGTGACGCCGACCCGGTCGGCGATCTCGCGATTGATGCGGCCTTCTTCGACACCCATGGCGGCAAAGGTGTTCGCCAGACCCTCGAAGGCGCGGGCCTTTTCCAGCGGGTTGAGGTTGCGGCGCTGGAGGTTTTCCGAGAGGGCGGCGAGGCGCTGGCCCATCTCATCGACATCAATGACACGGCACGGCAGGGGACGGTCGGCGGGCCAATCGTCGTCAAAAAGCGCCAGACCGATCGCGCGCCAGCGACGCTCGCCACCGATCAAGGTCCAAGGCTGGCCGCCGTCTTCGACAACCCCGGCGGGGCTGGGGCGCACGACGAGGTTCTGCAGCAGCCCGACCTGGATGATGTCTTGCCGCAAGGCGTCGAGGTCGTCCTTGGCCTCGTCGCTGTCCCAGTCGGTTCGGGCGTTGGCGGGGTCAGGGCGGATGTCGCTGTGCAGGATCAGGCGAATATCCCCGACCTGCTGCGGGAAGCGGACGCGCTCGGGCGAACCCGGTTTGTCCTCGCCGCTTTCGGCGCGGTCGATGGCGTCCAGCTGCAGGTCGCCGATGTCCGACAGGGCGATGTCGTCGCCATCGGCCAGCAGGTCCGCGTTCCGCAGGATGGTCAGGTCGCGGGCGATGTTCTTGGGGCTGCGACCGGCGACCTTCGCCAGTTCGGTCTGGTTGGACCAGCCGCCGGCGCGGATGGCGCGCAACAGGGCGACCGACGACACGGCGACGGGGTTCAAATGGATGGCGGTCATCGGCGATCCGATCAGCTGAGGGCCGACGCCGCGAACGCGACGGCGAGCATGGCGAGGATGAGGAGGGTGCTGGCGCGGCCGGTGCGGCGCGGACGCTGCCGCAGCCATTCGACCAAGGGGCGGAAGCCCGCCGGGGAGAGGGCGCTGCGCATCAGCCGCGCCATTCGATCAGCGCCGCCAGCGGCAGCAGGACGAAGGCGAAGGCCGCCACCTCGCCGGCCAGGCTACGGCGCGCCGTGTCGGTCGGACGAACCGGGTTTGTCTGTCGTTGCATCGGACACTCCTTGACGGGGTGTCCGCAGCGGAACCGGCGGAATGCCGGGGCTGGGCGGTCGGGGGGCTGGACACCCATCCGCTGCGGACGGGCAGATTGTTTGCAGATAGCGAACAAACCCGCAAGCAGAAAGTTTGCTTACACCGAACACGCCATGCGTCATTTTTGGACGTAGGCGATGCGAGGGTCGATTGACTCCGTCACCGTCCGGCGGATTCGTGGAGTCGTTAACGGAAGGGTTTCGAACGGTGGCGAGGGAGTTGCGGTATGTCGCGCAAGCGTTCTGGGGCGACGAACTGCGCCCTGGCGACCCGTTGCCCTTCCTGTGTGCCGTGGACGCCGAGGAAGGCGCTGCCATTCTAGCCAAGACCGCGGAGGGCGTTGTTGCTTTCCAGCAGGTCTATGATCCGGAAGGGCCCATCTATGGTGAGCCGGACATCTTGGGCGTTTGGGGCCGAGTTCCCGCCGATGCCGTTTCTATGGACGGCGCGGCGTCAGATCCTTGGTTGGATGACGCCGCTTAATCAGGCAGCGCCACTCCGAGCCAGCCAGCGCTCCGCCATGTCTAGAACGGCATCTTGGCCGGCATCATCCAGTTGGGCGACAGCGGCGTTCAGGCGCTCCATACGCTCCGACATCTCGAACGGGTTCACGTCGATTAGCCGACCGCCGGTCGTCCCGACGATCTTTGAAACCTGCTCGATCAAGTCGCGATTGAACCGGGTCGGTGCTCGACCAGGTCGCTGCGCGCCGGTTTCTAAGTCGGAGACGTAGCCCTTCGACTTGCCAATCTCGGCCGCGAGATCCTCCAGCGTCAGGCCGGTGAAATCCCGCCATGCCGCCAGGTACCAGCCACTCCGCTCACGGTAAGCTGGGTAAAGGTCGTGACGCGGCGGGCGTTGCTTATAGCGCATGTTCGGAATCTGCGAACTTTTGGCTTGGCTGTCAGTCCGGTGCCGTCGAACATTTCGCTTGTTCAAATGTTCGGCCTGTGCAAACTTTTCGGCATGACCCCTCTCGCCGAACTTCGCCGTGACCTCGGAATGTCGCTCGACGCCATGGCCCGCATCGTGGGCCTGCGGAGTCGGGGCCATCTCAGCCAGATCGAGCACGGCGAGACCGACGCCAGCGTGTCGGTCGCCCTCAACCTTGAAGCGTTGACCGGCTCCGTCGGCTTGGCGTCGGTTCTCTGCCCCGATGTCGCGCTCGTTCGCGCTCACGATGCTGATGGCCTGGCTCATCGAAAGTCCCTCCTGCTGGCCGCCAATGTGAACGGCCTCGCATCGGAAGGCGCCGAGAATCCCGGCGAGAACGTCTCGCGAACGGAAGGGGTGGCGGCATGACCACCTCGAACCGCTGGCTGAAGCTGAAAACGAAACGCCTGATCGCGGAGTGCGGCGGGCTGGACGAGGCCTCGCGCGCTTGCGCCGAAGGGTGCCGCCCGTATTCGGTCAAGCAGTTGAGCCGGTGTCAGGTGCCGACGGCGCCGGACTTCCTGCCCATCGACATCGTCCTGTGCCTGGAAGCCTATTGCGGTCAGCCCATCGTGACGGGAGCCATGGCCGAGGCGCGACCGGCCGCCGTCGATGCGGGTGACCTGCGCGACGAACTTTCGGACGTGGTCGAGGGCGGTGCCGCCCTGACCAGCCGCTGGCGTTCGATCATGGCCGACGACCGTGTCACGCCCGCCGAGCGGGCCGAGATGGAGGCGGGCCTCGAACGGCTCGCCGAGGAAGTCCGGCAGGCTCAAGCCGCCCTCAAGGCCACGCCCGGGGTGCGCCCATGACCCGCGCCGCCGACGTGGATGTGAACTGGCTGGCCGGAAAACTGAACGCCGGGTTCGGCTGGTCCGCCATCGCCCGCATGGCCGGGTGTTCGGAGGTCGACCTGCGCCGCCTGCGCGACCCCGCCGTCGCCGCCGCCGACTGGATGCGGCGACCGGCGAACCCGCGCGAGATCGTGCGTGACGCCCTGGTGCGGCGCGGGTTCACGGGCGACGAAGCCCTGATCCTGTCGCGCCTGTGGCAGGGCAACGGCGCGCGCATCCGCAGCCGCGATCTGGCCGCCGGCATCGTCGGCGGGGACGCGGCGCGCGAGGTGTGCCGCGAGGCCAAGCGTCGCGCGTGGGAGAAGGGAATCGAGTTCGCCGAAGGGGCGGGCGGCTACGCCCTGGCCCCGGCGGGCCTGCTCAAGATCTCGGACTGGGCCGGACTGCGAGGCCGCCCATGAGCCCGCGCGGTTGGAAGGATCGGCGACCCGTTCGACGGCCCCGCGGAGCGGTCACGACCGTCAGCAGCCGGGCCGAATGGCGCGGGCTGATCGAACTGGCCCGGCGGTGCGCCGTCGATGCGCGCGAGGAAGTCAACGACGACGCGGCGGGCCAGCGCCTGCTCACCCTGCGTCGCCAGACGCTGGGCGCGTCTTCGGACGTGCTGGAGCGGGATGCCGGGGCGGCGGTCGCGGACTGCGGCCGGGCCTTCCTGCGGGTGTGCGGAGCGTTCGCGCGACACGGCACACCTGGCGAGACGCGCGCCGCCCTGGCCCCCGTGGTCGACGCCGCCGCCGCCTTCATCGACGACCGGCTGCACGCGATGGCCGCCGCCGACTTTCACCGCGCCCACGACGGGCGCCGACCGGGGGGCTTTGAATGATCGACGCGGGCATCATCACGGCGCAGGTCGCCGGGGCCTTGGTCGCGGCCTGCCGCATCAACGATGTCGAGCCGCTAGGCGTGTTCGAAAACGGCGAGCGCGGAGGGATGACCCGCGTGCTGGCCGCCGCGACGTGCGTGGACCGGCTGGGCTGGCATCCGCACTTCGCGGCGCGCGCCTTCCGCATCAACCGCAAGCGGCTGACGCCCTCGGGCCGTCGGATCGCCCGCGTGCGCGATCAGGACATCGACGCGGTCGAAGCCGCCGTCGCCCCGGCAAACCCGGTTCGCCCGGTGAGCGCGCGGATCATCGAACTGGCCCGGCCGCAGGTCGAGCGGGGCGCGGACGTGGCCTTCGTCGCGTCCTGTTACGACGTGGACGCCCGCGACCTAGCCCATGCCCTCGGACAGGAAGGAGTCGCGGCATGAGCGCCGATCCGAACGCCTGCTGCTGCGGCGGCGGGGCCGGCAACGGCCATCTCGTCGACTGCCCCGCCGATGCTCCGACTCCATGGGATGTGATGTCGCGGCGAACCTTGCTCGGGCTGGGCTGGCCGTCGGCGCCCGAGCTCGCGTCACGCTTCGCCTTCCCGCCGGAGATTCCTGTCTTCGCCGGTCTGGACCTTGGCCGAAGTCGGGACCGGGTCGCCCTTCGCTGCGGATGCGGTCAGGTGATCCGGCTGGACGGCGGCTCGCGCCTGCTGCTGGCCGCGCAGATGGTTCTCGACGTGCGCCCGACGAACTGGGCCGACGATGAAGACCCCGACCAGGTCGCCGCGTGGTCGGCGCTGGAGGAAGCTGTGCGCGCCGAGACCGGGGGGGGGCAATGACCGCCGATGTGGTGCCCTTCCCCGGCCGGCCTGCGGCCGTTGAGGCCGCCAAGCGCCCGTGCGTCGCCGTCGGCGACATCGTCGTCATGTGCATGGAGACGCCGTTCGGGCGCCACTGGTGCGCTTGGCCGGTGGCGGCGACCGATGACGACGGCGTCGTGATCGGCGTCCACACCGACGCCGGCCGTTTGCTCGGCGCGGAACGGGTGTGCTGCGACCCCACGGTTTACGGCTTCCGGGCCGCCGACCACGATGCGGCGGCGTTCGCCGCGCTGCGCTGGAAGACGTGGCGCGACCCCGGACCCGCGCTGTTCGCCTTCGCGGCGATCTCGAACACACCTCAACCTCAACCGGAGCCCGTCGGATGACGCTAGGCCAGAACACCCCGAGCGCGGTGGCGCTCTCCAGTTTCGTCGAGCGCATCGAGCGCATCCGGGCGGACAAGAAACAGTTGGGCGAGGATGAAGCCCTGGTGATCGCCGAAGCGAAGTCGCAGGGCTTCGTTCCGGCCGCGATCAAGCACGTCATCAAGCTGCGCGGCATGAAGCCGTCGCAGCGCGAGGAAGCCGAGAGCATCGTCGACTCGTATCTGCACGCCCTCGGCATGGCCCCGGACACGCCCCTGTTCCGGTCCGTGGGGATGATGGCGGTCGACACCGCTTCGCGCGAACAGGTGATCGAGGCGCTCAAGCGGCTGGTCCCGGATTCGGGTAGCATCATCGTCGATGCGGGCGGCAAGCCGGTTCGTCTGGTGCGCGGCGACGACGGACAGGTGACGGTGACGGACTGGGTCGAACCTGCCCCGGCCCCGCGCGCGCAGCCCGCTCCGAATGGGGGGGGGCAACGCCCCAACCGCGAGCCGCCGCCGGACGTGGACGGCGAGGGCGCCGAACGGCTGGGCGGCGAAGCCTTCCGGGGCGACAAGCCCATCATCTCGAACCCGTTCCCGTTCGGCGACGACCGCCGGCCGCGCTGGGACGCGGGCTGGCGCAAGGCCAGCGGCACCGACGGCATGGGGCGTGAAGACTAACCCATGTTCCGTAATCCGCGCGGCAAGGTCGAACTGTCCCAGTTCGGCGATGTCTTCATGCCTGAAGAGGCCATCGAGCCCATCCTGGCGAAGCCCGTCCGGGCGGCGCTGCTGGAATGGCTGACCGAGATCTGGTCCGAGGGCGACCTGAAAGCGGTCGGCATCAAGCCGCGTCGTCGGGCGATCTTCGACGGGCCTCCGGGCGTCGGCAAGACCACGCTGGCGCACCACCTCGCCGCCCGGCTGGGCCTTCCCATGCTGGCGGTGCGGCCCGAGCGGCTGATCGCCCAGTATGTCGGCGCCACGGGCCAGAACATCGGCGCCCTGTTCGACGCTGCGGCCGAGGGTCTGGACGGCGAGCCCTTCATCATCTTCCTCGACGAGGTCGATGCGCTGGCCCGTCAGCGGCGGCGAGCCGAGCAGGGGGCGGACGACGAGCGGAACGCCTTCGTCAACGTCCTGCTGCAGCGTCTGGAGCAGCACGACGGATTCCTGATCAGCGCCACGAACTACGGCAAGGACGTGGACCAGGCCATCTGGCGACGGTTCGACATCCACATCACACTCGAACTTCCCGGTCAGGGCGAGCGAGAGCGCATCCTTGAGCGCTACCTGCAACCGTTCGGCCTGCCGGCGGACGTGCTTGCCGAGTTCGCGCGTGCGTTCGAGACGGCGTCCCCGGCCCTGATGCGGGCCTTCGTCGAGAACCTGAAACGGCAGCTCGTCGTCGGGCCGAAGCTGAACGTGGACATGGACAAGCGGGCGGTGTTCGACCGGGTGCTGGCGAGTTGCCATCCGCACCCGGATCTCGGGAAGCCGCGCCTGTGGTCCCTCGGCGCCGCCGACCACGCGGTGGCGATGATGCCGTGGCCCTTGCCGCGCGCCGACGAACTTCCGGCTCTGGCCGCCGCCGCGACCGTGCCCGCCAGCGATTCGACGGTCGTACCGTTCGAGGCGCGCCGATGACCATGGCCGTCGATCTCCGACATGGCGACTGCCGCGAGGTCGTGCGGACGCTGGCCGACGCCAGCATCGACGGGGTGGCCTGTGACCCGCCCTATGCGCTTGTCAGCATCACGTCGCGGTTCGGCGCCGCCGATGCCGCACCGGCGAAGGCCGGCGCGAGCGGCGTCTATGCGCGCGCCTCGTCCGGCTTCATGGGCCAGACCTGGGACACCGGGGACACAGCGTTCGACCCCGACTTCTGGCGCGAGGTGTTCCGGGTGCTGAAGCCCGGCGCGCACGTCGTCGCGTTCGGCGGGACGCGGACCTATCACCGTCTCGTCTGCGCGATCGAGGATGCCGGGTTCGAGATCAGGGACCAGCTGGCGTGGATATTCGGGAGCGGCTTCCCGAAGTCGCACGACCAGGGCCTCGGATGGGGCACGGCGCTCAAGCCGGGGTTCGAGCCCATCGTTCTCGCGCGCAAGCCGCTGTCAGAGGGCAGCATCGACGCGAACATGGCGAGGTGGGGTGTCGGCGCCCTGAACATCGACGGCTGCAGGGTGGGTGAGCGGTGGCCGGCGAACGTGATGCACGACGGCTCGGCCGAGGTGATCGCAGCGTTCCCGCAGACGAAGAGCGGCCGAGGCTATGCCCCGTACGCCTTGGGCCGCGAAAGCCGACCGGTCGGAACGGTGATGACCAGCTATGGCGATGCGGGCTCCGCGGCTCGCTTCTTCTACTCGCCCAAGGTCAGCCGGTCCGAACGCGGCGGGACCGGCCACCCGACCGTCAAGCCGGTCGCGGTCATGCGCTGGCTGTGCCGTCTGATTGCGCCGCCCGGCGCCGTCATCCTCGATCCGTTCGCTGGGTCCGGGACGACCGGCCTTGCCGCACGTGCGGAGGGCCAGCGGGCCATCCTGGTCGAACGGGAGGCCGCCTATTGCGGCGACATCCTCCAGCGACTGGCGAGGGCGGCATGAGTGCGCCTGTGCGTCCCCTCCTGAGATGGCATGGCGGCAAATGGCTTCTCGCGCCCTGGATCGTCGAAAACCTTCCGCCGCACCGGACCTATGTCGAGCCGTTCGGCGGCGCGGCGAGCGTGCTGCTGCGAAAGCGGCGCTCCTATGCGGAGGTCTATAACGATCTCGACGCGGATGTCGTGAACCTGTTCCGCGTGCTGCGCGACCCGTCATTGGCCGAAGATCTGGTCGAGAAAATCCGCCTGACGCCCTTCGCGCGCGAGGAGTTCCTCGACGCCTATGACGCCGGCGCCGTGGGGGTTGAGGCCGCCCGAAGGCTGATCGTGCGCTCGTTCATGGGGTTCGGCTCGAACGGTGTGCATCGGCGCACGGGATTCCGGTCCAACAGCAGCCGGTCGGGCACGACGCCAGCGCGGGACTGGCTGAACTACCCGGAGGCGTTGGCCGCGGTCGTGGATCGGCTGCGTGGGGTGGTGGTCGAGAACCGCGATGCCTGTTCGGTTATGGCGACGCACGACGGCGACGAAACCCTGCACTACGTCGATCCGCCGTATCTGCCAGAAACGCGCGACAGCGGGGCGGACTACGCCCACGAACTGACCTCGGAACAGCACCGGGAACTCCTCGTCTTCCTGCGCGGGCTCAAGGGCTCGGTCGTCCTCTCCGGCTATCCGCATCCGCTTTACGACGACGGCCTGCCGGGCTGGTCGCGCATCGAGCGCGAGGCGCTGGCGGACGGAGCTCGAGCTCGAACCGAGGTGCTTTGGCTGAACCCGCGCGCGACGCGGTCGGAGGGGCTGTTTCAATGACCGGCGACCTGTTCGGGTTCGACGATGTCGCGGAGCCGCCCAAGGGGTCGGTCGCGCTCGCCCTGGTCCTGCACGACCAGACGGACAAGGCGTGGCTGCTGTCAGAAACCGGGCGCGACGTGGATGCGCACTGGGCGCCCAAGAGCCAGTGCAAGCGCGGCGAGGGCCGCGACGAGAACGTGTGGACGATGCCGGCATGGTTGGCGGCGGATCGGGGTTGGACATGAGTGGTTATGAAGCGGCCCTGAACCGGCTGAAGGAAGAGCGCCTCGCGGTCACGGACATCCGTGAACAGATTCTGCGAGATGAGGAGTTGCAGGCGTCGGACCCGGCGCATCGGCGGCAACTGTTGTCGCAGACCCTTTGCGAACTGGGTGAGCTCGGCAGGGCTATCGACGTGCTGACCCGGCTCGAGTCGGGCGACCTGGTCGAGATGGATGCGCCGGAGCCCACGGTGCGGACGGTCATCGCGCCGCGCCAGACGGGCCTGATCCGCCGAACGCCGGAGGCGACGAACCGGGTATGAGCGACATCGCGGTGACCTGGGCGAAGGCGCAGACCTGTCCGGATCGAAGTTCAAAACAGGTGCTGGTCGACCTCGCCGGCTATGCCGACGCCTCGGGAGAGGCGTGGGCGATGGTGTCGGTCCTGGCGTTCGAGAGTCAGGCGACCGACCGGACCGTGCAGCGCGCGCTGCGGGCGCTGGAGGATGCGGGGCTGATCAAGCGGACCGGACGGAACAAGACGTTCAAGGGCAAGGTCATGCCCATCTACAAGCTGCCGCTGGACACCGGCCCGGCGAACACCCGCGACGCCATGCGCCTGCTCGGCGCTTGGGGTGACACGGGTGACACCCCAAGGAAGCGCGAGAGGGCGTCAGGCGCGGTCAGGGACGACCGTTCCGGCGGTGCGCCGTCGCGCGCGTCCGGGGTCATCGGCGGCGGTTCTGAGGGGACCGGAGAGGCCGTCGCCAAGGCCGCGCGGGGTGACATGGGTGACGCCCCGCCGGAGGGTCTTGGGGTGACACGGGTGACACCCCAAGGAACCACGGATGTCACCCCATGGGGTGACACGGATGTCACCCAAATAGGGAAGTTAGATTCTCAAGGGTTGAAACCCTCGGCGCGTGCGTGCGCGCGAGCGGCCCGGCTTTGGTCGGGGAAGGCCCCGGAGCGGGTGAGCCCGGTTCGGGTTGAGGCGGCGTGGGCGGCGGCGCTTGACCGAACGACCGACCTGACGCCGGAGCGATTGGAGGCCGCCGTGGCGCAGGCGGTGAAGCGCGACCCGGACTTCGGGCGGGGCAAGGCCATGAACCTCGACCGCTGGCTGGACGAGGGTCGGTTCCTGCCTTGGCTGGCCGACGAGGCGGACGAACCGGGTTTGCCCGCGCGCTCGGCATGGGCGGGACCGGAGAACCTACGGACGGCCGTGGCCTCGGCGATGGGCGAGAGCGGGGCGGTCGCCTACCTCGATCCGGCGCGCTGGGACGGCGAGCGCAGCGTGATCGTGGCCCGGACCAGCCTCGCGCGGGACCGGCTTAGGGCTGGGGTGAAGAGCGCCTTCGGGCGGTTGGGCGTGACGGTCGAGTGCGAGGTGCGTGGTGGGGCGTAAGGCTTTCCGGGGAGGGCGCGCCCAGGCGGCGGCGCCCATGTCTGAACCGGTCGTCAGCGGACGGAAGTTGAGCCGCGCCCAACGCGAGCGGCTGGGCGAGGCCGAGCGGCTGGCGGCGGGCTCGCCGGCCGAACGGCGTCAGGCCTCGGACATGGTGCGCGAGATTGAACGGGAACTGGCCGCCGCGCGCGAGGCCGAGGAAACCGAGGCCGCCATCGCCGCCGCCCTGGCCCGCGCCCGTCGGCATGGTGAGGCGTTCGAGGTCGAGGAAGTCGATGTTGGCGAGTGGCGCAGGGACGACGACGGCGCCCTCGTTCGGCGCAAGGGCGAACTGGTGCTGGACGTGCAGACCGTGCGCCGGGCCAGCCGGGTCGATGGCCTGGTCAACCTCTATCGGGCGGGCGTGATCGACGACGACGACAAGCGGGACGCCGCCGCCTTCCGCGTTCTGTGGGGGCGGGCCGTGCCGCCGATGGCCGTCAGCGACACGGCTCCGCGGTCGGGCGGCGGAAGCGACCCGGACGGGATGCTGCGCAAGGTCGTGGTCTCGGGTAGCGCGGGCGCGGTCGTGACCGAGATCGGGCGCAGGATCTCGGAACGGACCGGCGATGGTCGGGCTTTCGAGGTGCTGTGCGCCGTCGCCGGCAGGGGCGCGACCATCCGTTCGCTGGGTGATGGTGGCGACGTGAAGGCGTCCAATCGAGAGCGCCTGCTGCTGGCTCTGGAAGCGGTAAGCGAAGTTCTTGCGGAACCGAAGTGGAAAGGGCTTGCCAACAAGGCCCGGTAAGTCCTATGGACTCGCATCGCTGAGAAATGCGCCTTGAGCCCGCCCTGACCCGGTCAGCGGCGGGCTTACCGCATCTAAGGGGGTGTGATGGCCGGACGGCTCCGCTCTCCAGCCCAGCGCCTCGCCTATTCGACCGGCAAGACCCAGTTCGCCCGTCCGGCTGTCGCCTCGGGTCCGCTGCCTTCACAGTCGTCGGCGCCGTGGCGTGGCTGGTATAAGACCGCACGCTGGAAGCATCTGCGCGCCAAGGTTCTGCTGCGCGACGGCTACACATGCCAATGGCCAGGGTGTGGTCGCGTCCTCGGCGGGAAGAGCCCGGACGACGACAGTCCGGTCGTTGACCACATCCGCGCGCACCGTGGCGATGAGCGCCTGTTCTGGTGCGAGACCAACCTTCAGACACTCTGCAAGTCGCCCTGTCACGACCGGCACAAGCAAGCCCTCGAACAGGAGAGCCGCAACCAGGTCGGAGTGTGGGACTGACCTGACCGAGGCGGGGGGTATCGAAAGGTTCGGGCGCCTCTCGGCCAAGGACCGGCGGGGGTGCCACGCAAGGATTTTTTTCCATGACGGACGAAAACGGGGGCCTGACCGATCTGTGGGGCAACCCGTGGACGCCGGAGCCCGACCCGCGAGGCCGTAAGAGGCACAAGCGGACGCCGCAAATCGCTGAAAACATTTCAGTTTTGCGAGCGGCGGCCCTGACGGTCGAGCAGATCGCGGCGCGGGTCGGCCTGAGCGAGCCGACCCTGAGGAAGTATTATTTTCGAGAGCTCGACGACGGCGCGGTTCTCGCTGAGGCCGTCCTGACCGAGGCCATGTGGAAGAAAGCGCGGGAGGGCAACGTGTCCGCCGCCCGGTTCATCCGCGAGACCTTCAAACAGGGCGACGCCGTCGATGCTGACCGACGGGTCAAGAGCCGCGCGCGTGAGCCGCGCGAAGAGCCCGTCGGCAAAAAGGAAGAGCGGCTTCGCGCCGCCAAACAGGTGACGGGCCGGTTCGCCACGCCCTCGGGGCCACGACTGGCGGTCGATAACGGCTGATGGAGTGGTCCACGGCCTGCCCCGACTGGCGCGAGCGTATCGTCGCCAGGCGGTCGCTGCTGCCTTCGCCGCTCTTCGCCGACGAGGCCGAAGAGGCGCTGGCGGTCTTCAAATCCCTGAAGATCGTCGATGCGCCCAAGATCTTCGACCCCGTCGAGGGAGAGTTCCGACACCCGACCTTCGGCGAGGCATGCGAGGAGTGGGTCTTCGACTTCGTCCGCGCGATCTTCGGCGCGTACGACGCGGCGACCGGACGGCGGCTGATCCAAGAGTTCTTCCTGCTGATCAGCAAGAAGAACTCGAAGTCGACGCTGGCGGCCGGCGTGATGGTCACGGCCCTGATACGCAACTGGCGGCACTCGGCCGAACTGCTGATCCTGGCCCCCACGCTGGAGGTCGCGAATAACGCCTTCGAGCCCGCGCGCGGGATGGTGAAGGCGGACCCGGACCTCGACGCGCTGCTGCACGTCCAGGAGCACACCCGGACGATCACGCACCGCCTGACCGAGGCTAAGCTGAAGGTCGTCGCGGCGGACTCCGATACGGTGTCGGGAACGAAGGCGGCCTACGTCTTCGTTGACGAACTCTGGCTGTTCGGGAAGCGGCCGAAGGCCGAGGGCATGTTGCGCGAGGCCATCGGCGGGCTGGTCGCCCGGCCTGAAGGCTTCGTCATCTGGGCTAGCACCCAATCGGACGAGGAGCCCGCCGGGGTCTTCAAGTCAAAGCTCGACTATTTCCGTCAGGTCCGGGACGGGACGATCAACGACCCGCGCAGCCTCGCGCTGATCTACGAGTTCCCCGAGGACATGGTCGAGGCCAAGGCCTACCTGGACCCGGCGAACTTCTACGTCACGAACCCGAACCTCGACCGGTCGGTGGACCTGGCGTGGCTTACGGCGGAACTGAACAAGGTCATCAACGCGACCGGCGGCGAGCGGCAGGTGTTTCTCGCCAAACACCTGAACGTCGAGATAGGGCTGCGCACGGCGAACGATGGCTGGCGCGGGGCAACCTACTGGCTCGCGGCGGGCGAACCGGGTTTGTCCCTAGAGACGCTTCTGGCCCGCTGCGAGGTCGTGACCATCGGTATCGACGGCGGCGGTCTGGACGACCTCTTCGGTCTGGCTGTCCTCGGACGCGAGCGTGTCACCCGGCGCTGGCTCCTGTGGAACCGAGCCTGGGCGCATGATGACGTTTTGCAGCGTCGGCAGGACATCGCTCCGCGGCTGCTGGATTTCGTCGCGCAGGGCGACCTCGTCGTCTGCGACAACCCGATGACGCCCTACATCGAAGCCGCCGACCTGGTCGCGCTGGTCCGAGATACCGGCCTTTTGCCGGAGGAAGACGCTGTCGGTCTCGACCCCGCCGGGGTGACGACGATGGTGGACGAGCTCGAGGCCCGAAAAATCGGCATCGGGATGCAAGTCGCCATCCGTCAGGGTTACGCGCTTTCGCCGGCCACATGGGGCGGCGAGATGAAGCTGAAGAACGGCACCCTTCGCCACGCCGCCCAGCCGATGATGGCGTGGTGCGTCGGGAACGCGAAGGTGCTCAAGAGCGGGAACGCCGTGATCGTCTCCAAGGCGGTCTCCGGGTCGGCGAAGATTGACCCGCTCTGCGCCGCGCTGAACGCGGTGATGCTGATGAGCCGCAACCCGAAAGCGGCGGGCCGCTCGGTTTACGAGACGCGCGGCGTCCGAATGGTCTGAGGGAGGGCGAATGAACCTGCGCGACTTCGTGCCTTCGATCAGCTGGCCGGGCCTCGCGTCCAGCGCACCGTCGACGCCGTCCGTCAGGGCGGACGCCGCCGGGCCGGGCGTTCTGTTCTATGACCTGAGCGACCCCCGCGTCATCGACCTGCTGCGGGGAGCCATCGAAACGTCGTCGGGCTTCGGCGTCTCGGTGGAGATGGCGCTTAGGAACCCGACTGTTTTCCGCTGCGTCGATCTCATCTGCGGCACGGCGGCCATGCTGCCGTTGATCCTGAACCGGGAAAGCGCGACGGGCGACCTGTCGCAAGCCCGAGACCATCCGCTCTATCGGGTTCTTCGGCGACGGCCGAACGCCTGGCAGACGCCGTTCGAGTTCAAGGGGCTGATGCAGTTCCGCGCGCTGACCGAGGACAAGGGCGCGGTCGCCCTGGTCGTGCGGTCCCCGCGCGGTCCGGTGACTGACCTGATCCCGCTCGACCCCAAGCGGGTCGATGTCCGTCAGGGCGATGACTTCGCCATGCGCTACACCTATCAGCGCAAGAGCGGCGGGCGGGTCGATCTGAAGGCCAAGGAAGTGCTGCACCTTCGCGGTCTGACCTTCGACGGCGTCAACGGTCTGTCGCGGGTGCGGAAGTCGGCCGACGCCATCGCCATCGCCATCGCTGCTGAAAGGGCGACGGCGGCGCTGTTCCGGAACGGCACCTTTGCGTCGGGGACGCTTGAGGTGACGGGCGAACTGAGCGACGCGGCCTATGCCCGCCTGAAGGAAAGCTGGGCGTCTCGGCACACCGGGGCGGACAACGCCGGCAGCACTCCGATCCTCGAAGGCGGCGCAAGCTACAAGGCGTTCGCGATGAGCGCTCGCGACGCCCAGTCCGCCGAGTCCCGGCGGTTCCAGGTTGAGGAGATCCTGCGGACCTTCGGCGTGCCCCGTCCGCTGGCGATGATGGATGACACCGGCTGGGGCACCGGCATCGAACAGCTGTCCATCGGGTTTGTCCGGTATGCGATGAACCCTTGGTTCCGTGCCTGGTCGGAGGCGATTGGCCGTGACCTGCTCGACGAGCGCGAGGTCGACCTGGAGGCGATCTTCAATGCCGAAGCGCTCCTGAACGGTACGATCAAGGACCAGTTCGAGGCCTACGCGAAGGCCGCGGGCGCGGGCGGGCACAGGCCTTGGATGACGGGGAACGACATCCGCCGCCGTCTCGGTATGTCGCCGCATCCCGACGGCGACAGCCTTGAACCGGCCGGCGGGGCCAAGCCCGACGGCAAGGGCGATGACCCGACCGAAGAACTCGACGCCGCCGCTGACGCGGCGCTGCGCAAGCGGCAACCCAGCAGGGAAACTGACGATGAAGACTGATCGCCCTCGCGCCGTCTGCGGCGCCGTGCGGGCCGAGCGCCCGTCCAAGATCGCGCTCCCGGTTCGCACCGACGTGTCGGCCTACTCCAAGCCGGAGACCTTCGCGAAGTGGAACGCGGGGATTCGCGCGGCCACGTCGCCGGGCGACAACGTCATCACCATCTATGACATCATCGGCGAGGACTGGTGGACGGGCGAGGGCGTCACGGTCAACCGCATTGACGCGGCCCTGCGCAAGATCGGTCAGAACACCGCCGTCGAGGTCCATATCAACTCGCCGGGCGGCGATGTCTTCGAGGGCATCGCCATCTTCAACCGGTTGCGCGAGCATGGCGCGAAGGTCACGGTCAAGGTCATGGGCCTGGCGGCGTCCGCCGCTTCCATCATCGCCATGGCTGGCGACGAGGTGCTGATCGGTTCGAGCTCGTTCCTGATGATCCACGATTGCTGGGTCGTCGCCATCGGCAACCGGCACGACATGGCCGAGACGGCGGCCTTCCTCGAACCGTTCGACGCGGCCTTGGCCGATGTGTACGCCAAGCGTTCCGGCCAGTCGGTTGCCGACTGCGCCGCCTGGATGGACGCCGAGAAGTGGATCAACGGTTCCGAAGCCATCCGGCTCGGCTTCGCCGACGGCCTGCTGCCGTCGGACGAGATGGCCGAAGACGAGAGGGTCACGGAACAGGCCCGCGCCACGAACGCGCTGCGGACCGCCGAACACGGCCTGATGGCCGCCGGCAGCAGCCGCGCGCAGGCGCGCGACCTGCTCGCACAGATCAAGGGCAAGCGAGACGCTGCCCCTGAACCCGCCAAGCCTGGCGCTGGCGACTTCGACTGGTCCGCCGCTTCGGCGGGCCTCTTCAAATCCTGACGCGCCTTAGGAGGGCGACCCCCATGCGACACCACAATCTCCGCCATGCCCTGGCGGGTTCTTCCGCCATGCTCGCCGCCGCCGCCGCGCAGCCCGCTCCGTCCGCCCTTCTGGGCGGTCGCGTGCAGGCCAAGGGCGACCCGGCCGAAATCCTGGCCCAACTCCAGAAGGACTTCTCGGACTTCAGGGCGGCCAACGACGAGAAGCTGAACGGCAAGGCCGACGTGCTGGTGGACGAGAAGGTCCAGCGCATCGACGCCTCGGTCGGCGAACTGCAGTCGGCCCTGGACAAGATGAACGCCGAGATGCAGGCGCTGCGCCTGAACGGCGACGGCGGCACGGTCATCGGCGACATCGAGCCGGACCCGGAGTACGTGAAGGACTTCAAGGCCCACATGCGCAAGGGCGACGTGTCGGCTTCGATGACCAAGGGCGCTGACGCCGACGGCGGCTATCTGGCCCCGGTCGAGTGGGACCGGACCATCCAGGGCAAGCTCAAGCGGGTGTCGCCCATTCGAGCGAACGCCCGTGTGATCCAGATCACCACTGCCGGTTTCAAGCGGCTCTACACCGACCGCGCCGTCGGCTCGGGCTGGGTCGGCGAGGTCGCTGCGCGGCCGGAGACCAGCACGCCGCAGATCGCGTCGCTCGACTTCCCGCTGGGCGAAATCTACGCGAACCCGGCCATCTCCCAGCAGCTGCTGGACGACGCGGCCATCGACTTGGAAGCCTGGCTGTCGGACGAAGTCGACACCGAGTTCGCCCGCCAGGAAGGCATCGCCTACCTGTCCGGCAACGGGGTCAACAAGCCGCACGGCATCCTGACCTACGTCACGGGCGCCGCCAACGCCGCGCGCCATCCGTGGGGAGCGATCGAGGTGGTGAACTCGGGCGGCGCGGCGGCCCTGACGGGCGACGGCTTCCTCGACCTGTTCGGCGCCCTGCCGTCGGAGTTCCGGGCGAACGCCAAGCTCTACACGAGCCGCGGAGCCCAGACGGCGATGCGCAAGATGAAGGACGGTCAGGGCAACTACCTGTGGCAGCCGTCCTACGCGCAGGGCCAGCCCGCTACCCTGGCCGGCGAGGCCATCGTCGAAATCCCGGACATGCCGGCGGTCGCGGCCAACGCCATCGCCGCGCTCTACGGCGACATGGAAGAGACCTATCTGGTCATCGACCGCGTCGGCATCCGGGTTCTGCGCGATCCCTTCACCAACAAGCCGTTCGTCCACTTCTACACCACGAAGCGCGTGGGCGGCGGGGTCAACAACCCCGAAGCCATGAAGGCGCTGAAGGTCGCGGCGAACGCCTGATCTGGACCGGGCCGGCTCGCGAGGGTCGGCCCGGCTTCCCTGAACGGATGGGTCTTGGACTGTCCGCTCTGGCAAGCCGGGGAAACAGAGGAGAGAACCCATGATCAAGAAAGCCGCTGCCACGAAGGCGGCCCCGAAGAAACCCGCCGGGCCGAAGCCTGCCACGGAGTTCGATCCGTCGGGCGCGCCGCATCAGGTCGCGCAGGTCGATCCTGACCGCCCCGCGCTGGACAACGATCCGCGCGCGAACACCAGCGCTGATCAGAACCGCATCGACCTGAACGACCCGACCCTGTCGGGCGCGGAAGCGGTCGAACGCAACCTGGCCGAACAGAGCGAGGCCTGATCCATGAACATCCTCGTCGTCACGCCGCCCGCTCGGCTGGTCAGCCTGGACGACATGAAGGCGCACCTTCGCGTGACGACGGACGACGAGGATGGACTGATCGAAACCTATATCGACGCGGCCTGCGCCTGGATCGACGGGCCGAACGGCTGGCTGGGCCAGTGCATCGGCGAGCAGGTTCTGGAGGTCAGCTATGGCGACGGTCGGGGCCTGACGGCCTGGGCTTACGGTCCCCCGATGCGCCCGCCCATGGGACCGCTGCTGGGGGTGGTCGAGATCACGTATCGCGACCGTGACGGGGTCGAGCACGATGCCGATGTCGAGCCGCTCTACGTCAATAACGGCGCGGTCGATGGCTTCCTTGGCGCGGCTTGGGCGGGCGGGGCAAACCGGGTTCGTCTGCGGTATCGCGCTGGGTTCGAGGTGGTGCCGCCACCCGTCACTCAGGCGGTCAAGCTGCTCGTTGGCCAGTGGTTCCGGAACCGGTCGGCCATCAACGTCGGAAACATCGTCAACGAACTCCCGAACGGCGTGAAGGCGCTGCTCGGCCCGTATTGGTTCAGGAGGATCTGAGCATGAAGGTTGTCACCTTCGCGCGCCGCTGGCGGCGCCGTCTCGACGAGACCACGGTCGAGGAGTTCCCGAAGGGCGCGACCGCCACCGTGAACAACGACCGTGCCGCCGCCGCGCTGAAGGCCGGCGTGCTGGACGGCGAGCCCATCGACCCGCCGAATGAAGGCGGCGATGGCGGCCAGTCGCAAGGCTGACCATGGACCCCGGCGAGTTCGACAAGCGGGTCGCCGTCGTCCGCGATGTGAAGACGGGCCGGGACGCGGCCGGCGCGCCGACGACCGCACGTCAGGAGATCGCCCGTCCTTGGGCGAAGGTGATCTATCCGGGCGGGCGTGAGTTCCTGGCTGGTGACGGCGAGGCGACGGAGCGCCGGGTGGTGTTCCGCATGTACCCTCTGGCCGGGGTCGATGTCGGAACGGTCGTCGTCTTTAAGGACGTCGACCACGACGTTCAGGACATCCGACCGTTCGACGATGTGATCGAACTGCACACGGTCAGCAAGGCCCCGGTCGCGCCGTGAAGACGACCTTCAAGACGGAGGGCTTCGCCGAGCTCGAGGCGGGTCTCGGCGAGTTCAAGAAAGCCACGGCGCGAAATGTCCTGAAGCGGGCCGGGCTCGACGCCATGCAGCCGGTCGCGGACGAGATGGAGCGCCGCGCTCCCCGCGATCAACAGGACCTGGCCGAGGCCATCGACACCGGGACGCGCCTGCCACGCGGGGGCAAGCGCCACTTCCGAGACCGAGGGACGGTCGAGATCTACGCGGGGGTCAAGGTCGTCGGCGGCGGGATGCCGCCACAAGCGACGCAGCAGGAGTTCGGCAACGAGCACCACGGACCGCAGCCCTACGCGCGTCCCGGCTGGGACGCGGAGCGCGGTCAGGTGATTCCGCGGCTGGCCGAATCCCTGGGTCGGGAGATCGACGCCGCCAAGGCCCGCGCCCGGAAGCGGGCCAAGAGGTGATCCATGGAAGAAGCCCTTCGGGGTCACCTGGCCGCAGACGCCGGGCTGACCGCGCTTGTCGGTCAGAGCATCCAGTGGGCGGTGCGCGAGGCGCCGCCGTCCTTGGCGCTGCACCTGATCGACGGCCCGCCTGACACGACCATGAAGGGGCGAACGGGCCTGGTCATGGCGCGGGTCCAGGCGGACTGCTGGGGCGACCGGTTCCTGACGGCCAAGGCCATCGGCGAAGCGTTCGTCGCGGCTCTTCCTGCCCGTCGGCAGGTCATCGACGGCGTGATGTTCCAAGGCTGCGTCGTTCTCGACACCGAGCGCAGCGGCCCGATGGGGGACGCTCCGAACATCCTTTTCCGGACTCGCATTGACGTGCGGGTCTCCTTTAGCCCGGCCTAAGGAGGGCCGATCACCATGGCAGAATCCGAAGGCATCATCGGCCTCGGCTCGTCCTTCTCGCGCCGTACTTCGGCGGTCGGGGTCGTGCCCAAGGTCTTCGCGGAGATGGGCGAGGCCATCTCGATCACCCCGCCGAACCCGACGCGCGAGTCGGCCGACTTCACGCACCTGAAGTCGCCGAACAAGACGCGCGAGCACAAGCCCACGCTGATCGAACCGGGCGAGGCGAACGTAAACTTCCACTACACCCCGGCCTGCCGCACGGCTGTCGACACGTCTTTCCTTTCCGGCCTGATCGAAGAGTTCCAGATCGGCTATCCGGATGGCGCGACCGAGACGTTCTTCGGGTTCTTCACCGGCAAGGCGACCGACCCGCTGGAGATCGACGGCAAGGTCACGATCTCGGCGCCCATCAAGATCACCGGCCTGCCGGTGTATGCGGAGCCGGCGTAACATGGCCAATCCCATCAAGGGCGAAGTCGCCCTGTCGGCGTTCGGCCAGGACTACACCTTCGTTCTGGACCTGAACTCTTTGTGCGAGGCCGAGGAGTATGTGCCTGGCATCATGGACGGCTTCACGGAGGTGAAGTCCATCCGGGCTATCCGCGCGGTATTCTGGGCTGGCCTGAACCGCAACCATCCCGAGGTCACCCTGCAGGAGGCCGGGCGTATCGCGCAGGAGGTCGGAATGGTGAAGGTCGGCCAACTGGTGGGCGAGGGCGTCAAGTTGGCCTTCGGCGTCAAGGCCGTCGGCCCGGCTAAGGAGGGCGGCGACAGCCCCCCGGCTCCCGCGAGCCCTGGGACTGGGACCGCTTCCTAGGCCTTTGGCTCGAAACCGGGCGGGACGCTGACAGCTTCTGGCGGCAGACCCCCCGGACCCTGAGGCTCGCGCTCGACGCCTATGCAGAGGTGATCGAGCGCGAGCGCCGTCGGGACGCCTGGACGGCCTGGCACGTCGCGGCCCTGATGCGTGTGAAGAAGGGTCGCCTGCCGAGCATCGACGACCTGTTGGGCATCAAACGCGGTCCGGTCGTTCAGACGCCCGACGAGATGAAGTCAGTCTTCGCCGCGATCCGGTTGCAGATGCAGTAAGGGGTGGTCGCGAGGCCGCCCCTATCTGTGCCTCACCCGGTCCGAAAAATCGGGGCCGCTCCACTTGCGTCCGTCCTCGCCGCAGAAGGCGTCGAGCATGATGTCATCGTCGCTCTCGGCGCTGTCGATCAAGAGATACGGTTCGTCGGCAAAGCTGGCCCAAGCGAACCGGTTCCAGCCGACATAGGCTCCCATCCTGTTCTTCGAGTTCACGAAGCCGCAGATGACCAAATCGGTGCCTCTCACATCGCGGAATCGTGCCGAGGGGTAGTCCAAAAGCCGTTCGTCGAGAGCACCGCGGACCGCAGCGAACTGCGCGTCAGTAGGCGGCGCATCCGGTCGTCCGGAACCCTGTTGGGGCACGGTGACGGCCAGCGCCGCCGCGATCAGCAACGTCTTCATTCCCCCATTCAACCGGGCAAACCGGGTTTGTCAAAGGAGGTCTCATGAGCGCCGACGCGGTTATCGGCTCCCTGAAGGCTGTCCTCGGGCTGGATTACGCTCAGTTCGAGGATGGCCTGGACGCGGCGCGCAAGCAGCTTCGTCAAGCGAGCCGGGACTTCCAGCGCGTCGGCCGTGAACTGAGCGGCATCGGTCGTGACCTGACCATGTGGGTGACGGGGCCACTGGCCCTGGCCGGCGGTGCGGTGATCAAGACGGCGGCGGACTTCGAGTCGGCGATGGGCCGCGTCAGCATCTCGACCGGCGCGGCGGGCGAGAGCCTGGAGGCGATGAGCGATCTGGCGCGCGAGATCGGCAAGGAGACCGTGTTCAGCGCCACCACGGCGGCGGACGCGATGGACATGCTGGCCAAGGCGGGCGTGTCGGTCGAGGACATCCTGGGCGGCGCCGCGCGCGCCGCCGTGGACTTGGCCGCCGCCGCCGGGACCGAACTGGACCCCGCCGCCGCCGCCATCACCGACACGATGGCCCAGTTCCACAAGACCGCCGCCGAACTGCCGACCGTCGTCAACCAGATCACCGGGGCGGTGAACGAGTCGAAGCTGGACTTCGTCGACTTCCAGCAGGCCATGGGGCAGGCGGGCGGTGTGGCCGCGAACCTCGGCGTGAGCTTCGAGGACTTCAACGCGGTCCTGGCCGGGACGAGCCCGCTGTTCTCGTCCGGATCGGACGCTGGCACCTCGTTCAAGACCTTCCTGCAAAGGCTGGTCCCGACGACCGAGGGCGCGGCGACCGCGATTCAGGAACTGGGTCTCAGCTTCCACGACGCGGAGGGAAACCTGCGGCCGATGCGCGAGATCGCGCAGCAGCTCAAGGACTCGCTGTCGGGCCTGTCCGATCAGGCGAAGACGGAAGCCCTGACGGAGATCTTCGGCACCGATGCCATGCGGACGGCCATCGCCCTCATGGATCAGGGCGCCGAGGGCCTCGACCGCATCGCCGAGCGCATTGCCGCGACCGACGCTGCTGCGCAAGCCGCGAAACGGATGGAGGGCTTCAACGGCCAGATGGAGCAACTGGGCGGCGCCTTTCAGGAAGTCGCCATCGCCATCGGGGAGAGCGGCATCCTGCAACTGGCGACCGGTCTGGTGACGGCGTTGGCCGACATCATGGGCCACGTCTCGGAACTGAACCCGGTGCTGCTGCAAGTCGGCGTGGTGTTCGCCGCCATCGCAGCGGCCATCGGCCCGGTGATCATGCTGGTGGGCGGACTGGTCAGCGCCATGGGGGCGCTGACCGGGGCCTTCGCGGCAGGCGGTCTGTTCGCGGCCGGCGGCGCGCTGGCCACCATCGGGACCGCGCTGGGCGCGCTGTCGGCCATCGCCCTGCCGGTCGTCGCGACCATCGCCGCTGTGGTCGCCGCCTTCCTGCTGTTCCGCGACGACATCGAACCGGTCATGCAACGCCTCTGGCAGACGTTGCAGGCGACGCTCGGCCCAGCGCTAGGCGACCTGTTCAATACGGTCGGGGAGACCGTGCAAGCGCTTGGAGAAGGGCTGAAGGCGTTCGCAGACGGTCCAGCGGGTCAGGCGATCATCAAGTTCTCGATGTGGATGGCCGAGTTCTGGGGGACTGTGCTGATCCGCGCCTTGACGGCAGCCGTCCGGATCATCGACGGCGCGCTGAAGAACATCGGCACGGCGTTCTCTATCCTCGGCGACCTGCTGACTGGCGACTTTTCCGGCGCTTGGGAAGGCGTCAAACGCCTGGTGACCGACTCGATCCAGTCCATGGGCCGGGTCATCGAGGCCATCTTCCCCGGTGCGCTGGACTGGATGAAGCGGCTCTATGAGGGCGTTCGCGACTGGCTGCAGAACAAGCTCGGCGGCGTGTTCAACTGGGTCGGCGACAAGGTGAAGTGGGTCGGCGATCAGTTCTTCAAGCTGTACGACGCCGTCGTCGGGCATAGCTACATCCCCGACATGGTCGAGGGCATCGCCGAATGGATGGCCAAGCTCGACGCCGGGATGGTGGTGCCTGCTCGAAACGCGACGGCCGCCACCCGAGAGGCGTTCGAGGATCTCCGCGACGACATTGCGGACATCATGGAAGGGCTGCTCACCGATCAGGAGCGTGCTGCCCGCGACCTTGCCCAAAAGACGGCCCGCATCAGGGAAGCGGTGCGAGCGGGAATGATCACCGAACGCCAGGGGCAAATCCTTGAAGCGGGGGTTGCGGCCGAAGGGATGCGGCTTCCCGAGGTTCCCCGCGTCGATCCCGGCGCTCTCGCTGACGGCCGAGACATCAGCCGTCAGATGAAAGAGGCCGGAGATCGCGTCAAAGAGGCAATGAATGCCGTTGACGCGAAGATGCAGGAAGCCGCCGACCGGTTCTCGGACCGCTTCGCCAGCGGTCTCGAAGCGGCGCTGAACGGCGACCTGAGGGGCGTCCTGGAAGCGATCTTCGGCGACTTGCGGACGCATCTCCGCGACCTCGGTCGACTGCTGTTCGACGCCATCAACGGGGGCGGTGCGGGCGGCAAGGGCGGTGGGTTCGGCGGCAACATTCTGTCCTCGATCTTCGGGAGCGGGAGCCTGAAGATTCCGGGGTTCAAGGACGGGGTGTCGTTCAAGGTGGCCGGGGCGGGGGCGCAAGACAGCCGTCTGTTCGGGATGCGCCTGTCGCCCGGCGAAATGGTCGATGTCCGCAAGCCCGGTCAGGACGCCGGCCCCGCGCTCGCGGGGGCACCCATGTCGTTCGACCTGCGCGGCGCGGTGATGACCGGCGACCTGCTGCGGCAGATGGAGGGGATGGCGCAGGCCTCGGGCGGCGCGGCAGTGCGCGGTGCGCGGACGACCGTGCCGACCGACATGGCCTATGCGGGCCGCTATCGCCGGGGAGGTCGCTGACCGTGGGGCTGATCCTTCCGACCATGCCCGGCCCCCGGTCGGCGCACGTCCGCCCGGTGTCGCGGCGGGCGAAGCTGGAGCCGGAGTTCGGCGGCGAGACCATGCGGCTGAACCGCAAGGGTTCGCGGTACGCCATGGATGTCGAACTGCCGCCGCTGACCTATGCGGAATCGCTGGCGTGGACCGACCTGGAAGAAGAGACCGCGACCGTCGTGATGGAGGTGCCACAGCCCGGCGTGAACACGGGCCTTCCGGGCGCGGGCGTCGTGGTGGACGGGGACGACCAGGCCGGGACCACCCTGCGTCTTCGCGCCGTGACGCCCGGCTATGTGTTCCGCAAGGGCTGGTATCTGTCGGTCAGCACGGGCGGGTTCTGGTTCCTGTACCGGTCGCGGGCGACGGCCATGGCGGATGCCGACGGCGTGCTGGAGATCCCGCTGCGGACCATGCTGCGCGAGCCGCACGCCGACGGCGATGTCGTCGAACTGCGCCGCCCGGTGATCGAGGGGTTCGCCACCTATGAGGGGGCGCCGATCGAGGTGACGCAGATGACCGAACTGCGCTTCACCATCGAAGAGCGGGCGTGATGGACCCGACGACGGAGGCGGCATATCGGGGCCTCGCGCCGGTCGCCTGCACCCTGATCCGGTTCGCCCTGCCCGCCGGAGCGCTTTGCCTGACCGACGGCGGCTTCGTCCGGTTCGACGCGGGTGAGGGCGCCGGGCTCGAGCTCTATCGCGAGCGCGACCCGGTGTTCGGGGCGCTGGGTTCGCTGCCCCGGATCAGGGACGGCGCCGAGGAAACCACCACGCGCCTCAGCCTGGTGCTGCTGCCCGAGACGGACGAGGCTGCGGCGGCGCTGGGTCAGCTCAACGTGCAAGGGTGTCGGGTTCAGTGGTGGGAAGGCGTGGTCGAGCCCGCCTCCGGGACGCTGGCCGGGCCTCCGCTGCTGAAGTTCGACGGTGAGATCGACCGGCCCCGGCTGGGCGTCGGCGCCGGTCGCTCGATCCTGCTGGACTGCGGGACGCAGGCCGAACGGCAGGTCGAACCTAACGCGGACTGGCGGCTGAACAGCGCCTTCCACCAAGCCATCTGGGGCGAGGAAGAGCTCGGCCTCGTCCACGTCGTCAACGTCCTGAAGAAGTCGGAATGGCGGGAGCGTCCGCCGAACCCCGGCTTGTTCAAGCGGCTGCTGAACACCTTCATTCCCTTCACGAAATAGGGGCGCGAATGCATCCCATGTTGAAGCGGGCCGCCGCGGTGCAGGCCTGCATGGACCGGTTCGCGGGCAAACCCTACTCCGCCGGATCGCGGGACTGCGCCAAGCTGGCCGCCCACGCCCTGCACAAGATGGGGCGCTCGTGCCGTCTGTTGAGCGACGCCCGACACACGACCGAACAGGGGGCGTTGCTCTACGTCCGGCGCAAGGGGTTCGAGAACCTGGTCGAGCTCATGGACGCGACGGGCCTGCCCCGGATCGCTCCGGCCTCGGCTCTGCCCGGCGACATCATCGGGCTGGAGTCGGGTGACGCATTCGGCTGCTCGCTGACGGTCGCCCTCGGCGATGGCCTCGTTCTCGGCTTCAAGGACGGTGTCTGCCAGCCGGTCCAGCCGCACGCTTTCGTCGCGGCCTGGAGGGCCTGATGCCGCAGATCTTCGCCGCCGCCGCCAGCGCCTTCTCGGCCGCCGCGCCCGCCGTCGCCGCCGCCGCTCCGGCCGCCGCGCCGCCGCTCACCTCGGTGGCGATGAAGGTGGCGCTGAACGTCGCCATCACGGCGGCGATGTCGGCGCTCCAGCCGCAGGTCGGTTCGGCGGGCAAGACGTTCGAGTGGACGCTGGACCCGAACGCGCCCATCCCGTTCGCCGCCGGCCGCGTCGGGGTCGCGGGCTCGGTCGTCCACCTGGACACCTTCGGCCCGGACAAGATGTATTACGGCTTCGTCTCGGTCCTGTCCGGCGCCGGGCCGATCAAGGGCGTGGTCGGGTTCAAGGGCGACGACGAGGCCGTCACCTTCGACGCCGACGGCAAGGCCATCACCTCGCAATGGGAGGGCGAGATGTGGATGCGCTGGCGCGCGGGCTCGCAGCCCGAGGCGGCCGCCATCACGTCCCCGCCCGGTCTGAAGAACGGCGCCGTCCTGCCGGACTGGACCGCCGCGCACAAGATGTCCGGCAAGGCCGGCTACATGCTGGTGCTGGGCGAGAACTCCAAGCGCACGGCCTATCCGACGGGCGAGGTCAAGCCGCTGGTCACGGTCGAGGGGCTGTTCGCCTACGACCCGCGGCTGGACAGCACCTATCCGGGCGGCGAGGGCGGGTGCCGCCTCGACAATCCGGCGACCTGGGTCTGGACCGAGAACCCGATCCTGTGGGCGCTGAAGTGGTCGCTGGGCCTATGGGAAGGGCCGGTCGGCAAGGGCGCGCCGGGCGTCGACTATCAGGTCGGGGGCATCGGCGCCGCGCCGTCGGGCATCGACTTCCCAGCGTTCGTGGTCGCCGCGAACGTGGCCGACGCCAACGGATGGAAGGTCGCGGCCTATCCGACGACCGATGACGACAAGAGCCAGGTTCTCGACGCCTTCCTGCAAGCGGGCGGCGCGATCTACGCCCAGCGCGCGGGCAAGATCAGCTGCATCCAGCGGGCCGCGCCGCGCGCCAGCGTCGTCACCATCACCGCGCGGGACACTGCCGGTCCGCTGGAGATCGACACGGCGGCCAGCCGCATCGACCGCATCAACACCATCCGCCCGCGCTTCTGGAGCGAGGCGCACCGCTGGCAGATGCATCCGGCGGACGAGGTGTCGTTCGCGACGTGGCGGGAACAGGACAACGGCACGCGCCCGCGCGGGCTGGACTTCCCCTATGTGCCGCTGGCGACGCAGGCGGTGCAGCTGGCCGGGCTCCAGATCGCTCACACCCGCGAGGGCATCGCCGGGGTGATCCCGCTGAAGCCCTATCTCCAGCGCATCGCGCCTGGCATGGCTTTCACGATCAGCGAGCCGGGGTTCCTGCTGGACGGGGTGAAGTGCCTGTGCCTGAACGCCGAGTACGACGCGGCCTCGGGTATCGTCTCGGTCACCTTCGTCAGCGAGACCGACGCGAAGTATCCCTTCGCGCTGGGCCTGTCGTCGGACCCGCCCGCGCCGCCGGTCATCGGCCCGGTCGTGCCGCCGGTCACGCCGCCGGCCGAGGGCGAATGGACGCTGACCGCTGAGAACTTCACGGACAACGGGGCCTCGATCCCGGCCCTGGTGCTGACCGGCGAAGTCGACAACGCAATGGCGCAGTCGGTCGTGTTCGAGTTCCGGCCGGTCGGCGCCGCCGCGTGGGCGGGCGCGGGCGCCGAAGACCCGACTGTCGAGCGCAAGGAGATCACCGGACTGACGCCGGGGACGGATTACGAGGCGGCGGTTTCGTACCGCATCGGCTCGCGGATCAGCGAGCGGCTGGTGCTGGGGCCGGTGACGGCGGGCGTCCTGGTGCCGCCGCCGGGGGAGGGTGCACGGATTCCCGTCGGTCGGAGCGTGGCCTACCCGCTCTCGGCCCCCGACGCCAATACCATCGAGGTCGCGGCCTTCAACGCCTACATGGCCGACGGCACGACTATCGCCCTGCCGGCCGGCGACATGGTCGGCCTGGCCGAAGACACGATCTACGGCGTCTTCTGGCGCGAGGGTGATGGTTACGAGGCCGAGGTTCAACCGGCCACAGTCCACATGACGACCGGGCGCTGGGTCTTCCTCGGCTGGCAGACCACGCCCGACGCGCTCGGCGACTTCAACCCGCCGCCGCCGCCGCCGCCCGGATGGGGCGGGAGCGGCGAAACTCCGACCTATTACGCTGAACCCTGAGGGCAGACCTTTTATGATCATCCCCATGGATGCGCCGCTCGTCATACGGCGCAACGACAACCCGTTCCGGGTTCTGTTCGTGTTCGAGAACCCCGACGGGTCGGTGATCGACATGACCGGCGTGACGGCCAAATGGCAGGCCCGGCTCTACCCTGGCGCGCCCGGCGGTCCGCTGCTGGAGGCGACCACGGGGGAGCTCGTGGCTCCGCGCCTGATCGCCTCGGGTCTCGGCATTGAACTGATCCTGACGAACGCGGCCATCGAAACCCTTCCGCCGGGCGAACCGGGTTTGCCCTCCGTCATCCACCACGACCTGCTGATCACGATGGATGGCGACGAAAACGCCTGGGCCGTGGGCGCGGTCACGGTCGAATGGGGCGTGACCAATGACTGAGGTGAGGGGGCGAGTCCTTCAGCAACAAATCCGGGGCCGGATCTTCGGCGGCGTCGGCGTCGAGCAACTGGCGGCGCTGTTCGGGCGCAACGCCGTCGTGTTCGTCGAGGCGGACGACGCCTCGCCTCCGAACCTTCTGGACTGGACACCCGTGCCGGGGTCGGTCCTGCCCAACACCTCGGGCGAGAACACCCTGTTCATTGGTCGGCTTCCGGCGGACCGACCGCCGGAAGCCGGGATGCAGGCGCGCGTCGCCGGCGTGACCGCCGAGTTCTTCCAGTTCCTGACCCTGAACGATGATCCGATCCCCGAAGGGGCCTATGACCAGGGCGACTATGCGGCCTTCATCCGGAACGGCGAGGGCGGTTGGGCGGCCCTGACCTTCTTCTCCGGCGACCTGGCCGGGGCGGGCGGCGGCTCGCCCTTCGTCATCGCGGAGGCGACCGAAGACAGCACCGCGACCTATCTCATCCTCGACCCGGTGGCGGGTAAGCCGTCGGCGACGGGCGAGAACACCCTGTTCCTGGCCAAGGCGCCATTCGACCGGCCGGCCGAAGGGGGCATCATCGGCAAGGTGCTGGGCGTGAACGACGCCGAGCCGTTCCAGTTTCAGACGCTGGACGGCGACCAGATTCCGGTCGGGGCATGGGTCGAGGACGACTGGCTGCTGTTCATGCGGCCGGAGGGGATTCACTTCAAACTGCTGACGGTCTTCAAGGCCGACCTCGGCGCCGGGGACACCCGGACGCCGTTCGACCGGATCGCGGAGGTGAACGCGGGCCGGAACGCGGCGCGCGCCGACCGGCGGGCGCGGCGCACCCGGTCGGACGTGGCGGCCCTTGGCGAGGAGATCGCGCCCGCCGCCTTTGACGGCGACGACCTGACGCTGGACTTCGCGAATGGCTTCTATCGGCTCATGGGCGAGCGTCACCACGCCCTGCGCGCGGCCCAAGGGTTCAGCTACGCGCGGACAGGGGCCAAAGGCGAGTTCGCGACAGACCGGGTCGTGTTCCAGCAGGCGAACGTCCCGGCCATCCTGGCGGGCGTCGGCTACTACGCCCGGAACGCGGTCACGAACCTGCTGCTGAACTCGGCGTTCCTGGCGACCCAGAACGTGACGGTGACAGCGGTCGAGCACACCCTGTCGTTCATCGGCACGGGTTCGATCACCCTGACCGGCGCGCACGCCGCCGTTCTGGCGGGGACCGGGGCCAAGAACCGGGTGTCGCTGACGTTCACTCCGGCGGCCGGAACGCTGACGGTGACGGTGGCCGGCTCGGTCCGCCTTGCGACGCTTGCGACCGGATCGCTTCGCGGTCCCATCATCATCTCGGCCGGGGCGCAGGCGACGGTCGGGGCCGACACGCTGCAGGTCAGTTATTCGCTGGATGACGAGCCCTTCTTCCTTTTCGCAAAGGTCGACTTGAAACTGGCCGGTTTCACGGCGCGGCTGCTGGTTCTGAACGAAGCGAACTCGTCGAACCTGATCCGGTTCGAGCGCCTTGCGACCGGTCAACTGCGGGTCACGCCGGTCGTGGGCGGGGTCGCGCAGGCCATCGGCCAGATTCCCGCGCACCTGCTGGACACCGTCGGCACCGTCGTCCTGGGCGTTCGTCGCGACGCTGCGGGCAAGTTCTCGGAGGCGGCGCGGCACGTCAACGGAACGGTTGTCGTCGCCGCGCCCGGCGCCGCCGCGCCGATGCCGCCCGGCATGACCCGGCTCGACATCGGAAACCACTTCGGTTCGGACCAGCCGCGGAGCCCCATTGCCCTTGTCCGATGCATCCGTGGCGACCTGACCGACGCCGAGATCACCGCCCTGCTGGAGGCCGCCTGATGCCCGTGACGAACATCATGAACCTGGTCCTGGACACCCAGGCCAAGGCCGAGAAGTGGTTCACGATGCTGGACAGCTCGGCTGGGACCGAGATCGCCTATCCCGAGTGGGTGAACGCCGGAGCGAACAGCTACATCCGCTTCGTCTTCGCCGAGAACCCGGTCGCGGTCGCGAAGCTGTTCCGGACCAAGGCGCTGATGGACGCCGACCTGGCCCATGCCGACGGCGTGCTGGTCAACTGCGCCGACGCGGACCCGGCCAAGCGGGGCCGGTACGAAAAGGATGGCGCGTCGGGAGGCGGGGCATGGGTCCGGGTCGGCGACCTGACCGACAAGGCGTGGGAGGACAAGAACCACCACGGCCGGACGCTGGAGATCCTGGCGGGGTCGTGGAACGACAAGGACATCATCGGCGCCCTGGTCGGTCCGCAGGGATGGTCCGGCCCCGCCGACGGCGACTGGACGAACCTGCGCATCACTCTGGATATGCAGGTGATCGGCTTCCATGGCGGGCCGTGGATGAAGATGTTCCTGCACCTGCAGGGCAACGTCCCGCGCCTGACGGCGGTGCTGCCGCAGGTGCATGGGCTGGGGAACTGGGCCTATGCGAACTATCTGTTCACGGGCTCGGCGGTCAGCGACCAGCTGGGGTTCGGCGTCGATAGCGTCGGCCTGCCGAACGCCGTGCCGCACGTCGAGAACAGCAACCGCGTCAACGTGGTCCTGAACTTCTCGGCCGAGGACGAGGACTGGGAATGCCTCGGCCGCATCGACCGGCCGCTGGCAGACTCGCCCCTGCACTATGTCGCCGCGCCCATCGCCGAGGTGGCGGGCGACCTTCAAGGCGGGAACCTGTACCTGCTGGCCGTTCATGACATGCCGCCGGCCAGTGACGCGGCCTTCTTCGACGGGGCGCAGGAGCCCATCGGCGAGACTAACCGCGTGCGCGGCGAACTGCGCATCTTCGGCATCAAGATCGACCGGGTGACGTGATGGACGCAGACATCATCGGAACGCTGTACGACCCTCCAGCGATCGAGGGCGGGGAGCCCGTGTCGTTGCCCGGCTGGCACGTCAACGTGACCCGGCGGGTGATGATCCAGCGTCCCGCGCTGGAAGCCTGGCGCGTCGAGCCGGAGACCCTGCGCCGCGTGTGGGCCGGGGACGATCCGGACGACCCGACCGTGACCGTGGCGCTGAAGTTCGACAGCGAGGCCGAGGGCCGCGCGGCGCTCGGGCTGGAGGGGTGATGGCGAACTCTCACGGCCTGTTCCATCCAGGGGCGTTCCAGAGCATCGCCGCGCTGCTCGGCGCCCTTGGGCTCGGAAGCGTCCTGACGGCCCTGATCCAGCGCCCTTCGCGGGCGGCGATGGAGGCCACGGCCTCAAAGGATCACGCGACCGGCGAGGCGGCGGTGATCACCGCTACGGCGACCGCCTTCACCGAAGTTACGACCGGGCTCCGCGAGGAGATCGAGCGGCTGCAGCATGTGGCCGTGAAGTTCGAGGCGGACCTGGCCGCCGCCCATGATCGCGCCGTCGCCCTTGAGGCGCAGGTGGCGCAACTGACGGCCGACCTCCTGAGGGTGCGAAGCGAGCGCGACGCCGCGCTGGAGAAGGTCGAACTGCTGAACGGGCAGTTGCGCCAGCTTCAACAGGTGATCGCGTCCGCCGGCCGAACCGAGACGAAGGGAGAGGTGACTTGAAACTGCCGATCATCCTGCGCCTGCCGCCGATGCCGCAGACCACCAGCATCCTCGCCATCGGCTTCCTGGCCGGGTGTCTGCTGTTCACGCCCATGATCGCCGTGGTGGGCAAGCACGTTCCGCCCGAGTTCCGCGAGGCCGTCATGACCATGGCGGGTCTGTTCAAGGACGGGATGCTGCTGATCCTCGGCTTCTACTTCGCCAAGGTCGTGAACGCCGGTCAGCAGGACATGGCGAACAAGGCCCTCGACGCGGTCGCCTCTGCGCCGCCGGCCGCGCCGCCGCCGGCCTGACCCCTCGGGCGAGGTCTTCGCCCTCCCGCAATCCGGAGACTGACCATGAGCAAGGCTCTATTCGACGCCGTGCGCGCCGTGAAAGGTGCGCCCCTGACACAGGCGGACGTGGACCTGGTGAACCGCGCCCTCGGCGCCGACGTACAGACGGCGGCCGGCGGGATGAAGGTCAGTCAGCGCGGCATCGACCTGATTCACAGCTTCGAGCAATGCCGCCTGACGGCCTATCCCGATCCGGGGAGCCGCGACGGTCATCCCTGGACCATCGGCTGGGGCGCGACCGGTCCCGGCATCGGCAAGGGAACGGTGTGGACGCAGGCCCAGGCCGACGCCCGCTTCGCGCAGGATCTCGCCGCCCGCGAGGTGGCCGTGAACATGCTTCTGGCGGGACGCCCGACGACGCAGGGCCAGTTCGATGCGCTGGTCAGCTTCGCCTACAACGTCGGCCTCGACATCGACGATGACAGCGCCGCTGAAGGCTTGGGTGATTCGACCCTGCTGAAGAAGCACCTCGCCGGGGACTATGCCGGGGCGGCTGCGCAGTTCGCCCTGTGGAACAAGAACGACGGCAAGGTGATGGCCGGTCTGACCCGCCGCCGCGCCGCAGAGGCCGCCCTGTATCGGGGGCAGCAATGATCGCCGGGGCCGTCGCCTTCCTTCGCGGGGTCTCTCCGCGGGCCTGGCTGGTCGTTGGGCTGCTGGCCGCCTTAGTCCTCGTCGGCGGCTACTGCTCGACCCGCGCGACCTTCAAGGAACGGGGGCGCAACGAGGCCGCCGTCGCCAAGGCCAACCTCAAGACCGAGCGCCGCAACAGCGCCGCGCACACCGTCGCGGCCGACGAGCGGCTGACGGACGAACGCAACATCACCGCCCTGGAAAGGAAACTAAACGATGCGGTCTCCCCGCTCCCTGACGCTCGCCCTTCTGACCGTCGCCGCGCTCTCGCTTGTCAGCGGCTGCGAAACGATCCCGACGCCGACCGCGACGCCGTTGCCGCCCGCTGCGGACCTGAGAGTGGAGCCCAAGCCGCGTCTCGCCCCTGAGGACGTGGACAGCGAGGCGGCGCTGGATCGGCACGACATCGCCCTGGAGACGTGGGGCGAGCGCGGTTGGGCCGCCGTCGGCCGCCTGTGCCGCTGGGCGGAAGCGAACGGCGCGCGCGGGCTCGACTGTCCGGCCCCGGACTAGAGCAAGCACTCCTCCAGCGCCTCGATCATCGCATCTCGCGCGCCTTTGGTTTCCGGTATCATTTTCCCTACGACCATTTCTGCCGCATTGCGCGAGTAGGACGGCGTTAACCAACCGGCGCGAGTGTTCCGCCGGGGAGCTTCACCATGGCCGACACCTCTATCGAATGGACGGACTCGACCTGGAACCCGGTCGCTGGCTGCACCATCATCACGCCCGGCTGCACGAACTGCTACGCGATGCGGATGGCGGCGCGGCTCGACGCCATGGGGGTCGAGAAGTACGCCGGCCTGACCCGCAAGAGCGGCGGTCGATATGTCTGGACGGGGCGCATCTCCCTCGACGAGGCGGCGCTGACTGTGCCGGCGCGCTGGCGCAAGCCGCGCATGATCTTCGTGAACTCGATGTCGGACCTGTTCCATCCCGACGTTCCGCTCGACTTCATCGCGAGGGTTTGGGCGGCGATGGCGGCGGCGCCGCATCACGTCTTTCAGGTTCTAACCAAGCGTCCGGAGAGGATGCGCGAGGTTCTGAGCGAGATCGCGCCGCGTCCTCTCTCGCATGTTTGGCTAGGCACGACGGTCGAGGACAACGCCGTCGTCGGCAGGCTGGACGAACTGCGCGCCACGCCGGCCGGGGTGCGGTTCGTTTCGTTTGAGCCGCTTATCGGATCAGTGAGCCAAGCGGACCTCACGGGCATCCATTGGGCCATCGTGGGCGGCGAGTCCGGCCCCCGTGCCCGGCCCATGGACGAGGTGTGGATCGACGAAATCAGGGCCGCGTGTATCGCCGCCGATACGGCGTTCTTCTTCAAGCAGTGGGGCGGGCGCAACAAGAAGGCAGCGGGCCGGACCTACCAAGGCCGGGTCTGGGATGAGATGCCCTTGTTGATCACGTCGCCCGCCAGCCTCTGAGCCAAGCCCATCGCAGGGCCGGAAGCGTTCGAGAGGGCGAAGAACAGAGAGAACTGGTGAACGCCCTTGCCGTCCATGTAGAGGCGCAGCGGCTTGGACACCCATGGGAACAGCGATCCGAGGCGTCTTTTGACCCATTCCTCGACGGCGGCCTCGTCGGCGGTGCGGCTCGAATCGCGGGCGGTTTCGCCTAGGTCGAGATCCTCGAACAGGCTGACCTGGTCCGGTCGCAGCTCGTACCATGCTGAGCGCCAGTCTTCGGTGCCGAACATCCGTGTAAGGCGCCGCTGCTTGTGTCCGTCGACGGCGGATAACGCCTTGGCTGCCTGACGCAGAATTCCGTTGATGTTGACGAGGTACCAGACATCAATCGAGTTGGTCCGGCGGATGACTTCGAGTGTGGTCCAGTCAACGTTCAGACCGTAGGGGTCGAGGAACATGACGGCGCGTTTCCCCGCCCATCGCTCGCCGGCCAGGGCGCGCGGAATGATGTCATTGCAGTCGCCCCGGACGACGTCGATGACGCGGTCGGGGTGTTCCGCCGCCAGCGCCTGCAGGGCGCGGACGTGGCCTGGCTTCTGGTCGATAAAGGTCAGGCGGTCGAAGCGGGGACGGGCGTCGAGAGCGATGCGGGCGGAGCCTCGGCGCTGCTCTCGGAACGCCTCCCGCTCCTCTTCCAAGATCGAGCCGCGGACTTCGGGATGTATGATTGTCCGGTGTCCGGCGCCCGCGAAGGCGTCGATATACCAAAGGTGATTGAACTTCGACCGCAGGGCCGTGGTGTAGGCGTTCAAGTACCGCTCGATCACCTCAAGCTTCAGGTCGGTCGAAGTGTTGCCGAAGACGTGGTCTGTCACGAAGTCGCCCGCGAGCGCCGACTCGGCGCGATTCAAGGGTCAGCGTTACACGTCAACATGGAGTTGTGGAGTCGCGACCTTTCGCGGTCATCGGCCGTAGGATCGCGCCTGACTACGGAGGGCGATGGCGCTCTGCACCTCGCCCGACATCCGCAGCGGGACCACGCTGCCGGTCTGACTGGACTGGGCGAGGAACATCACCTGGCCCTCGCATCGCCTGTCCAGCGTCCATCGGACCCAGACCTTGCACCGGGACGACTTGCCCCACAGCACATAGTCGTCGCCCATCACCCGCCGAAGCGCGCCAAGGTCGACGTGGACGCGGGTGCGGCAGGCCCGGCAGTCGGCCGTAATGGTCCACCGCTGGGCGTGCATCTCGGCCAGCGTCAGCGCGCCGAGCGGGCTAGGCGGCGGGCATAGGAGATCGGGATTCCGCGCGCCCATGGCCTCAGTGCGCGGCGCTCGACAGGGTTCTGGCCCGGCGGATTTCGATGGCGGCGTTCAGCCGCTGGATGGCCTCGGGGTCGATGGCCGCCAGTTCGCGCATGATCGCGCCCAAGCCGGCGCGGCCGTCCGCGCTGGTCGTGTCCAGAGCCGAGACCAGGCGCAGCATCAGCGCCGCCTTCTCCTCATCCGTCGCGGGCAAACCCGGTTCGTCCGCCATGATCATCTCCCTTCATTCCGTCTCTCGATCCGGGGCGGGATAGGCGCGCGGCAACGCGCCGACCTGCGGGCATCACCCCGCACGACTGGACCGAACGGCCATCCGGCCGGTCACCGCCCCGCTCTCGCGAGAGGGGTTTATTCCTACTCGTGCCAAGTGCTCCTCCGCAATGACTTGTTCCAGTTTTGTTCCGGTTCCTAATCGGACCGCCCGCGCCCTCCGCTGTCGGTCGTGCGCGAAGCTCCTGGCCCTCGCCAGCGAGACGTTCCGTGGCCCCCTCGACATCCGATGCGGGCGCTGTAAGACGGACAACAGGTTCACCGAGCGCCCGCGAGCGCCTTCCCATCCGGAGGGCGCATGTCAGACCGCAAAGCCTCGGCTCCCGCCTACCTGATCGACCAAATGGCGCTGATCGGCGCCGCGCCCGTGTGCGGCTTCGGAACGCCCGCGTTCCAAGTCCGCGAGATCCATCGCGACCGGGCCAACGCCATCATTCGGCGCTGCCACTACAGCCACAAGATCGTCAATAACGCCTATGTCCACCTCGGCGTCTTCATCGACGGCGAGCTCTATGGCGTGCTGCAGTTCGGCTACGCCATGAACCCGGCCTCGGCCGGCGGCGTCGTGGAGGGGACCGGGAACGACGAGTACCTTGAACTCAACCGCATGTGGCTGGACGACTTCGCGCCTCGCAACAGCGAGAGCCGGGCGATCAGCTACGCCATCCGCTACATCCGCCGGGCCTGGCCGAAGGTGCGCTGGATTCAGTCATTCGCGGACGAGCGGTGCGGGCTGAACGGGACCGTCTATCAGGCCGCCAACTTCGACTATGCCGGCGGGCACGTCTCGACCTTTTGGGAACTCGACGGCGAGATGTTCCACAATATCGCCGCCACCACGACCGGCGACAAAGGCGGAGCTCGATCGAGGTGGCTGCGCGAGAACCTGCACCGCGCGACGCGGCACGACCTGCGCCAGTTCCGATACCTGTTCTTCATGGCTCCGCGGTTCCGGCGCGGCCTGAAGCTGACGCTTCAACCCTTTCCCAAGGCGACCCGTCCAGAAGACGAGCCCGCGACCAGCGGGTGCGAGCCAGGTGTGAGTCTTGGGGGTCGCTCCAATACAACGACGGCCGGTGTCGGTTAG